GCAATGCCATCATCACAGGACCTTCTGGAGTCGGGAAGAGTCATCTTACTTATGGCTTGGCTCGGTTTCTCAATGAGCAATTTAAGTCTTATGATGAACCGAAAAGCGTGCTCTTTGTGTCGGTTGTGGCTTTGTTTGACAAGATTCGAGAAAGCTTTGAGTTTGACAATGGATTTTCAGAAGCGAAGATGGTCAAGCTACTGTCTGAGGTTGATTTTCTCTTTCTGGATGACCTTGGGAAAGAGAGTCGCAAGACTGACACGAGGCGAAATGAATGGGCGCATCAGATATTGTTCAAGATTCTGGATAATCGGACGAATACGATTATCAACACGAATCTGTCTAGCGAAGAGATTAAAGAGCTTTACTCGGACGATTTCGGGAATGGTGCTTTATCAAGTCGTATCTTTGAGGGAGCAACTGGCAGATGCTTTGTGTATCCGTCTGGGATGAAGGATAGGAGGTATTGATGTTAAAGCTCTATTTTGTCTTCAATGGACATCGAAGGTTATTTCTTGGAGAATACAACAATGTTGATGATCTCATTGAAGACATGATGGACCATCAATGGGCACACTCTGGGATAACTAAACCACATTTTGTAAAACATATCAAAAAGGACAGCGTTAGATTTGATTATGGCGCAAGGGATTGCTACTATTTAGCAACTTTTTCAGGAGGAAAATAAAATGATTGAACTTATTAAAGAATTTGGAATGGCTATTTTATGGATGTTCTTAGGATATTTAATCGGGGAACGTGCAGCAAGAAAGGAAAAGAAAGATGATCAATAATGTAGTGTTAATTGGGCGCTTAACTCGTGATCCAGAATTACGATACACGCCGTCAAATGTTGCTGTTGCGACTTTTAACCTTGCAGTTAATCGTAATTTCAAGGGTGCGAATGGAGAGCGAGAGGCAGATTTCATTAATTGTATTATGTGGCGTCAGCAGGCTGAGAATTTTGCAAATTGGTGCAAAAAAGGTGCTCTTGTGGGAATTACAGGTCGCATCCAGACTCGTAGCTATGATAATCAGCACGGTCAACGTGTCTATGTGACGGAAGTGGTTGCTGAGAGTTTTCAAACGCTTGAAAAGAAAGATAATTCCGCAAACCAATCAAGCATGGAAAATCAGATGCCACCAAGTTATGGACAAGGTGAGCCAATGGATATTTCAGATGATGATTTGCCATTCTAGGTGATTCATATGAATAATGATTTAAAGAAGCAGCTGATTGAAGGCTATGAGTGAGAGATTGAGAAAGCAGAATCACACATATCTGCATTAATCGAACCATGTGTTAAATCACTTGCACATTCACGAGCAGAAGAACGTAGTTACTGGAAGAAACGAGTGAAGGAATTAAAAAGTAAAATCAAGGAGTTAAATAATGGATAAACAGAAATTGATTGAGAGTATTACAGATTTACCTTCAGATTTTAGCAGGCAAAGGCCGATGATTGATAAATTAACAGCGTTGGAATTGATAAAGTTGCTAGACGAACCCGAAGCAGGTCACGCAGATGAAGCTCCACGCTACGTTAAGAACATACTTGCACGATTGCGAGAGTTGCCATTACATGATAGAGAAGTCTGGCTGATAGCTATCATGGGTGAATTTGAGCAAGATTTCAGTCATGCAAAATGGCGTGAAGGCTACGAACAAGGCAAACTTGAGGGAGCATGGGTTGGCAATCAATTAAAAGATGCTGATAAAATTCGACAAGAATTAAATAAAGTGCTTCTACCTAGTTTTATGGATGATTGGATCTTTAAATGTCAACTCTTAAATGATTTTAGCTTGCGTGATGCACTTGATAGTAACACTATTCATCTCTATGCTAATAATAGCAAAGTAGTGAAGAAATGGCTTAATGACAGAAAAAACCAAGAACTTTTTGCCAAAGCCTGGGTGACTGACTACGAGCCTGAGAAAGAACCAAAATACAAAGTCAAGTTAAAAAATACAGATGATTATCTAAATGAGACAGAAGTTGGATTTCATTTTTTTAACAATTGGAAAAACAATAAAACATTTACACGAAAGGAACTAGAATATTCCGATTTTGCTTGGGTGTTCGATTGTCCAGGGATTGAGATTGAGGAGGTGGAGTGATGAGTGGATTTTTGAAGTCGGTTGGAGCGGTAACATTGATGTTATCAATTACGGCGGTACTTTTTCTTTTAGTCTGCGGAGTTATTGAATGGTATTTTACTTGGGTGTTTTCTGTTTTCCCAATTAAGGCTTATTTTATACCAGTCATCTTAATACATCTATTCCTTTTTGGTGCAGTGTGCCTTGGCATCGGAGCTTTAGGTGAATTGATAAAAAGAAAGGACAAATAATGAAAAATGCACTAATTCGCTTCTTATTCGTAATGTATCTTATCACTATTGGTCTATTATTCGTGGAACGTGAAGCACAGAAACCCTTGCTAGTCTATCATGTTGATAGTAAGTATCAGATAGTTGGCAAGGTGGAAAGTAAGAAGCAAATCGGGAAGCTATTCACTATCACAGTTAACGGGAACGTGTTTGTGGTAAGTGAGCAGAAATATAACAATACAGAAATTGGAGATAATGTTGAATTATGAACACACTAGAAAACGTAAAGCAATGGTTTATTGATCGTGACCTCGAAAATGGTGGGCGATTAGACAAGCAATCGCTCAAACTCAGTGAAGAATTCGGAGAGCTATGCGCTGGTTATCTCAAGAAAAATGAACAGCTTATGAAGGATAGTATTGGAGACTGTGCAGTCGTGATTGTCGGTCTAGCACTACTAATTAAGGAAGATGTAAATCAGATTTTTAAAGAGTCTGACAGTATCTGCAAGAAAGATGTGATGGAAAGCTTCATCTCACTCAATGCGAACATTAGTGAGTTTCAACTATCACAAGGGTTTGCAAGCAAAGAACTATGTAGGCACAATCTAGTACGCTGTATTGGATATCTAAAAAATCTTGGTTATGATTTCGATGAATGTTTTGAACTAGCATACCAGGAAATCAAAGACCGTAAAGGTCGCTGGATCGATGGTAGTTTTGTGAAAGAGGAGGATTTGCCAGATGATTCCAAAATTTAGAGCATGGTTAAAAAAAGACAAAGAAATTATTGATGTAGATGAAATACATTGGTTTCATGAGGAAATTGATTTTATTGGTGATGGTATCACTTTCAGCCGTGGTGCAGACGAAATCGAACTCATGCAGTCAACTGGTCTTTGTGACAAGAATGGGAAAGAGGTCTTTGTCGGGGATATTATCAAATGCACAAGAGGATGCCCTCACGAAGTATACATAGAAAAAGAATATGGTGGTACTTACATTGGAGGTATGCCTGCTATATATCTAAAAGGTATAAGAGAGGGATATGCGTGGACTGAACATGAAGAAATCATCGGCAACATCTACGAGAACAAGGAGTTACTAGATGCCTGATGTAGAGTGGATTATGAATAATTGCCACATGATGCGTGACAACGGTGTTTGGGGCGGAGAGAAGCAAATCTCCTACGCTAGTCCAGATGGAGAATACACCTATTATATAAACAAAAGAAAAGATGGAGGTTATTATTTACATGGAGCAAGCAAACATTATGGAAGAAATTGACAACGTGAACAAACCAAGCCATTATCAAGGTAGGTATGGCATGGAGTCCATCGATGCTTTAAGAAATTTCATGACACCTGAACAGCTGAAAGGCTTTTATCTCGGAAACGCTTTGAAGTATTTATTACGTCATCAGAAGAAGAACGGTCTTGAAGACCTGAAGAAAGCTAGAAAGAACCTTGATTGGTTGATTGAGGAGATGGAACATGAGAATTAAAACTTCGAATGGAGCAATCATCAACGTCAACAAAATAAAACGAAGTATCACAATCGAAGGAATCGAGTTTGGCTCAGATTGTCGTGCTTTGGTCACCAAACATATAGATGGTACAGGGACTATTACATTAGTTTTTGATGGAAAAGTTATTTAAAAATTCAATAGACGTAGAAATATTACATGGCATAGAAAAGAGGTGAACAATGCCTTTCTTTCCTGATATTAATGAATCAAAGACAAAAGAAAATGCCAAGAGAATTCTGAAAGGATATCTTAGATGGAGAAGAGTGGCCAATGATATAGATGGACAGAAGGTAACAACAACCTACTCATTTATGCCACGGTCTCAATCTTCAGTCAGGATTAGCCAGGTTGAAAAATTAGCCATCCGAAAAGTTGATGCTGAACTTGAACTTGATGCGATTGAACAAGCAGTAAGTGGTCTACATGATCCCCTCTATCGTAGAATTCTTTTTGAAAAATACCTTCAGTGGGATTGTAAAAAAGATGAAGCAATCTTAATGGATTTATCACTTTCAGAAAGTTCTTATTACGATATTTTGGACAGGGCCTTAATGGCATTTGCTGAATTATATCGCAATGGTGAACAGGTTGAAATTTTAGAATAAAAAATGGAGTTTTTTTGGAGTTTTCTTGGAGTAAATTTGGAGTAAGTTTGGAGTAAATATACAATTTAATGTGCTAAAATTATATTATGAAATAATTATGAAGGCAGGCACAATCTGCCTTTTATTGTAGTTTGGAGGTGATATTGTGAGAAAAGTAGAACCTATTCGTGAACTTGACGACATTGAGCGAATGAAAGATTATTTGAAGTCAAAGAATGAGCGAAACTACGTTCTGATTATGTGTGGTCTGTACTCTGGAATGCGCATCAGCGATATCATACCTCTTCAGGTCAAACAAGTTACAGGTGATAGAATAGAAGTCGTCGAGAAGAAGACAGGGAAGGTCAAGAGATTTGCCATCAATCCAGAGTTAAGAAAGACTTTAAATCACTACATCAGAGAAAATAACCTTCAAGGGTATGACTATCTATTTCCGAGTAAGAAGAAAGTTAGAACTGATGGAGTTAGAATTGCTCATATCGGAAGAGTTGCAGCTTATCAAATTTTAAAACAAGCTGCTGAACATGTTGGTCTGAAGAATATTGGAACACACTCGATGAGAAAATCATTCGGTTATCATCATTACAGACGAAATCAAAATGTAGCGATTTTGATGGAGTTGTTTAATCATTCATCACCAGATATCACACTTGACTACATTGGCATTAAGCAAGATGAATTGGATGATTCGATGATGAATTTTAGCTATTAAATACCTATTTATTTAACACATTGAGAAAATGTAAATTTGTATTTAATAAAATAGATGTAAGCACTTGCTACGATTGAATTTTGAGAATGTTAGTTTTATTTAACAGAATATAAGATATGTTAAATATACGAGGGTGCCGGAGATTAAAAAACTCCCCCTCCTACATCATGGAATTATACCCCCATACCCACTAAAAAGAAAGGACCATCCCTAAATGAATACCCCCCAAGAAAGACCAGACCGGAGTGGTCCTCACCGCGTCGCCTTTGAAAAGAATAAGAAGATTATTCTTAAGACAAGAAATACTTGTGGGATTTGTGGACTACCAGTGGACAAGTCATTGAAGTATCCACATCCTTTGTCACCAGTCATTGACCACATCATTCCAATTAATCGGAACGGTCATCCATCAGACATCAATAACCTACAACTCGCGCACTGGCAGTGCAATAGACAGAAGTCTGACAAGTTATATGCTGACGATAGGTCAGCCAATGCTACTGTTGTAGGAAATCGCAACCTGCCACAGTCAAGAGATTGGACAAAGTACAGAGCTTGAAGAAGCCAAAAAAGAAAAATTATATTATTTTTTAAAAATATCAAAAATAATAATGAATGCTTAGAATTTGAAAAAATAACAGATATGTGTGAAGTAAGTCCTAGCAGAGGATAGGGGGGTATCCCCCTCCCACTAGGCGCTCGAGGGCTTCATGCCGTCACTGTACATTTTTTTTCGCGCCAAATCATCACAATGAAAGGAGAACGGTTTGGAATTAAGAGGAATTGACTATCTCAGAAGGAAGTTGAATCTCTATCAGGGTAGAGTAAATCTGAGGTATAAATACTATGCAATGCAGCATTACAGAGCACCTATCGGGATTACAATTCCTGCTCATGTGAGAGCTAAATATAGAGCTACTCTTGGATGGACTGCCAAAGGGGTAGATTGTCTTGCGGATCGTTTAGTATTTCGTGAATTTACAAATGATGATTTTAATGTTACAGAAATCTTTGATCGCAACAACCCTGATATCTTATTTGATAGTGCTATTCTAGCTGCACTGATTGGTTCGTGTTGCTTTATCTATATTTCAAAAGGTGAAGATGATGAGGTGAGGTTACAAGTTATTGAGGCTAGCAATGCGACTGGTGTCATTGATCCTATCACTGGATTGCTTGTAGAAGGTTATGCAGTTCTGGCTCGTGATGATTACAACCAACCAATACTTGAAGCCTACTTTGAACCTAATGCTACTCACTTTATTCCGAAAAATGGGAAACCGTACTCGGTTGCGAATGAAGCAGGCATTCCATTACTTGTTCCAGTAATTCATCGCCCTGATGCAGTTCGTCCATTTGGTAGATCAAGAATTACCAGAGCTGGAATGTACTATCAAAAGGAAGCAGAACAAACATTTGAACGTGCCAATATCACTGCAGAATTTTATTCATGGCCGCAAAAGTATATTATTGGTTTAGATCCTGATGCAGAGCAGTTGGAAACTTATAAAGCTACTGTATCAAGTTTATTGACAATTTCTGCTAGTGATAATGGGGAGAAACCAAGTATTGGTCAATTTACTACAGCTAGTATGTCTCCTTTTACAGAGCAACTAAGAACGGCTGCTGCTGGATTTGCTGGAGAGATGGGTTTGACCTTAGATGACATGGGATTTGTATCTGACAACCCGTCATCTGTCGAAGCTATCAAGGCTAGTCATGAGAATCTTAGGCTAGCAGGTCGAAAGGCTCAGCGCTCGCTAGGTGCTGGATTGTTAAATGTCGCTTATGTTGCTGCTTGTTTGCGTGATGAGTTCCGTTATACTAGAAGTCAATTTGTGAGAACTACAGTTAAATGGGAACCATTGTTTGAAGCTGATGCTAACACAATGACTATGATTGGTGATGGTGTTGTGAAGTTAAATCAGGCATTGCCAGGATACATCAACGCAGAAACCATCCGAGATCTTACTGGTATTGCAGGAGATATGTCTGCTAAACCTGTTGTAGAAATTCCACAAACATCATCTGATGTAGAAACCGGAGAAGATAAACAGAAAAATAGGATTATTTCAACCTATGAAATTACTTCTCTTTTAAGTAATTACCAAAAAGGTGTTTTATCTAAAGAAAATGGTATTTCTTTATTAGTGTCAACCGGAATTAACCCTACTGAAGCAGAAGAAATGTTGAACAGAACAAAAGTTTTGGAGCAAGTAGATGAATGATGAGATCGATGTACTACCTAAGCTTCTGCAAGAAGTAAAAAATGAATTTGAGCTTGCTTATGGAGAAAGTGAGATTATCCGAAATGCTTTTGCCACGTTGGAAGCCAAACAAGCAACTTACAAAACAGCAAATGAGTTTGCGATTGAAATTGGTGAAATTCTTTCTAAGGTTCTTGGAGCTTCTATAAGCGCTAACAAACTACCAAACGGTAAAATGTATTACAATATCGCCCATCGCTTGCTGACGGATGTGTTAGGACGAAATCATGAGCTTGTGAGTGGTTACGCTAGCGATGTTCAGAAAAATTTGAACGATGAAGCAAAAATCGGTATGAAAGTTCAAGTTCCAGAGTTGAATCGGGATCGAATCGCTGGCATTGTCAATCGCTTTTCGTCTGAGGAGAATTTTGAGGATGTCAGTTGGTTACTCGGTGAACCTATTGTGAACTTTACTCAGTCCATTATCGATGATACAATCAGGAAGAATGCGGAGTTTCATGCTAAAACTGGATTGGTACCGACGATCAGTAGACACTCTACTAGGCGTTGTTGCAAATGGTGTGATAGCTTAGTAGGGAATTACATATATGGTGAGGAACCAGCGAATTTCTACAGAAGGCATCAGCATTGTACTTGTGTAATTGACTATCATCCTAAAAATGGTAAGGTTCAAAATTCTTGGACTAAAAAAATCAGAAATGAGAGTTCCGATGAATTAGAAAAGCGTAAGAGAATAAATATTGATGTGCGTGACAATAATCGCAAAACAGATATTCAGGAGTATAAGAAAATAGTTGATGTTTTAGGAGTTCAAAATGCTCCTATTTCACTAGCAAAGTTTCAGGATTTGAAGTATAATGGTGGTGAGGGATATGAACGTTTAAAAGATGTAGTTTATATCCAGGAAAACTTCAAAAATGGCACTTGGCTGGATAAAATCAATCCAGAAAAACAAGCTAGGCATATTCAATCAACATCACTGACTGGAAAGAGCTATTTTTATGATCATGTGGATATCAATGCTCTGTACGATAAGTACAAGATGACTGGATTTTTAGAAACAAGTAGAAAAGGCGCTCAAACCAGCAATGAAAAGGTTGATTTGTTTGAGGATAGGCCGTTAGGAATTGATGTATATACTGGTAAGTCTGTAAATGCTATGACAATCAAATATAGCAAAACTGGTGCACATTTGATACCGACATACTACGAAAGGGGAGACTGATGGAACTTAGAGAATTTAATAATAAGATTGTCAGAATAACCGATATTGACGACCAAACATTTGAAGGCGTCTGCCTTTATGAGGACAAGGATGTCTATGATGAAGAACTAGATGGGTTGTCCGTTAAGTCAGGAACCCGGTGGACAAAACTCTTTGAGGATGAAATCAAGGAAGTTGAAATTATAGCATAAGCACGTTGACAGTGGTCAAGGTGCTTTTATTATATTTTGGAAGGAGTCAGAAAATGAAGTACAGAAAGAAACCTGTAGTAGTCGAGGCTGTCCAACTCAATGAACGTTGTTTGATTGAAGAAGATTGGTTCTGGGACGCAGTCACAAGAAATGAGATTATCGTTCATGACAATGGCAAGTGGACTAAGAATCCCGCATGGTGTGAGATTAAAACACTTGAGGGGGTCATGGTTGCAAAAGCAGGCGATTATATAATCAAAGGTGTGCAGGGAGAACTTTATCCGTGCAAGCCTGATATTTTTGCAGAAACATATGAAGAAGTGGAGTATCTGAATATTTTAGATAGTATGTAGGAGGTGATCCGATATCTCCCAGCGATAGGGTTATCATGCGATGACGATTGAAAGGAAAGTAGAATGGCGAGGAAGAAACTTGGCAATCAGAATCCTACTCAATCGGTGATTTTAAAATACGTCAAGAAAAATTCAAAAGCTAAAGAAGCGATTGAACTTTATGAACGGACTGGTCTTTCTTGCTATGCTTGGCAGAAAAATCTGCTATTGCCTTTAATGGCAGTAGATAAAAACGGACTATGGGTACACCAAAAGTTTGGTTATTCTATCCCTCGTCGTAATGGTAAATCAGAAATCCTATATATAGCTGAAATTTGGGCGCTTCATAAAGGATTGAACATTCTGCATACAGCGCATAGAATTTCTACATCTCATGCCTCTTTTGAGAAGGTTAAACGATACCTTGAAAAAATGGGGTATGTAGATGGTGAGGATTTCAACTCCATTCGAGCTAAGGGACAAGAAAGAATTGAGCTATATTCAACAGGTGGTGTTGTCCAATTCCGTACCAGAACCTCAAATGGTGGTCTAGGTGAAGGATTTGACATGCTGATCATTGACGAGGCTCAAGAGTACACGACCGAACAAGAATCTGCTTTGAAGTACACGGTTACGGATAGTGAAAATCCTATCACAATTATGTGTGGAACACCTCCGACTCCTGTATCAAGTGGTACAGTCTTTACTAAATATCGTGAGACTTGTCTTTTTGGGAAAGGGAAGTATTCTGGCTGGGCTGAGTGGTCAGTTTCTGATGAAAAGGAAATTGACGATGTGGAAGCCTGGTATAATTCTAATCCATCCATGGGATACCACTTAAATGAGCGTAAGATTGAAGCAGAGCTTGGTGAGGATAAGTTGGACCATAATATCCAGCGTTTGGGATTCTGGCCAACATACAATCAGAAATCTGCTATCTCTGAAACTGAGTGGAATGAGCTCAAGGTGGATGATGTTCCAGAATTATCTGGCAAGCTATCTGTTGGTATTAAGTATGGTCAAGATGGAACGAACGTGGCATTAAGCATTGCTGCACGAACCAAGGATGGCCGTTTCTTTGTAGAAACTGTTGATTGTCAATCTGTTCGTAATGGTAATGAGTGGATGGTCGCTTTTCTGAGACAAGCTGATGTAGCTCAGATTGTTATCGATGGCGCAAGTGGTCAAAAAATCCTGGACGAAGAGCTGAAGGACTATCGAATCAAGAATGTGATTCTTCCGACGGTGAAAGAAATCATCGTGGCCAACGCTCTTTGGGAACAGGGAATTTACCAGAA